ACGCAGTCAATTTTCCAATAAGGAAAACACAAATACAGATTGCTAAAGTTACAATAAGTGAACCAAATGTAAGAACTTATATTTTTGATGGAATTGTTCGAGGAGTCACTTTTGATAAAGGAATTGCGCAGGTTCATTGTTATGGCATGGATCAATTGTCTACAAGAGGGCCAAAAATTATTTATCAATCAGGTTGTAATTGGCAAGTATTTGATGGAGACTGTGGATTGAATCAAGCACCTTTTAAAATGAATGCCAATATTGATAGCTTTAACGCAGAAGAATTAACTTTATACTCTACTACCTTTTACTGGATGCCGGATGGATGGTTTGTTCAGGGAAAAGCATATTATAAGAATGATTGGAGATTTATTACAGATAATGCAAGTAATTATATTCGATTGCATTATCGCTTTTCTGATGCACTAGTAGTCAATACTGGAATAAATGTCTACCCTGGATGTGATGGATTACCAGCAACATGCAAAACCAAATTTAATAACTGGAATAAATTTTGTGGAATGCCATCTATACCGAGCAGGAACCCTGTAATTTGGGGATTTAAATAATGTTGAAGTATTTTGAGAGTGATATTAATTACAAACGATTAGAAGGAGTTATTAATTCTTGGATCGGAACACCTTATAAACACTTGACTGTAGTTAAAGGTCGTGGGGCTGATTGTGCATTGTTTATTGGTGGTATTTTAAAGGATATTGGAATAATAAATAAAATTATTTTTGATTACTATCCTCATGATTGGTTTATACATACTGATAAAGAATATGTTCTTGATGGAATTATGGAACATGTAAAGAATCAAGCAAGAAGTAATATTAAACTTGAAATATATACACCTGAAGTTAAACTTTATCGAGGAGATATTCTAGGATTTAATATTAACTCAAAAGTTGTTAATCATGCAGCATATTATATGGAAGGAAATTTTCTTATTCATTCGTTAAATAGAGTTGGTGTGCATAAAGTTACAACACCAGAATTTTTTATAAGTCGTTTAACTAATATTTTTAGATTAATGGTGAAGTAAATGGGTTGGGGAATATTCATAGCATACGCAATCATAGCAATTGCCTCAATTGCTACATATTTTTTATATAAACCTGGGACTCCAGATCCTACGGATATGGAAGCTAATAGTATTGATGCTTTTAATATAACACTAGCTCAAGAAGGAACTGTAGTACCACTTTTATTTGGTATAGTTAGAATTAATACAAATTTAATTTGGTATGGAAATTTAACTACAGTAGAACTTAAGGAAAAGATAAAAACAGGAAAAGATGAAAAAACAAAAGTAGTAGTTGGGCATAGATATTATCTTGATATGCATCATGCTTTGGGTGTTGGAATTATAAATATTATTGGTATGTATGATAATGATAAACCAATGACTATAGATGCCGCTCCAGGAGATCCAACTATTTATACTTCAAACTGGATAACTAGAGTGGTAACTTTGCCAGGAACGGTAATGCCAGCAACTTATATATATCACAATCCTGGTTGTAGCACTGCTACTGTAGCATATAATGCTAATGTTCCAGCGATGAATCCTGTGAGTCATTTGTGGATGGGTCAGATATGGATTGGTGATGATGTATCTAATGCTCCAACATTTCATATAATTACAGATAAACATTTTCCTGCTAGTCATCCTTTAAGTTTTCCGAGGCATCAAACATATGGTAGCAATCCGGCTTCTGTAATTTATGAATTATTATTAGCATCAGGTTCGACTGCAGATGATATAGATGAAGTTACATTTGAAGCGGCAGCACAATCCTTTGATTTTAGAGGATATTATATTAGCTTGGCAATAACTAGTCAGGATGAGTGGAGATCTCATTTAAAGAAAATAATTAGTAATTATGTAGATGCGACACTTAGAAAAAATTGGGCAACAGGAAAGTATGAATTAATTGCCCATGATAATTATATAGATGCGAATTATGGATTTACTCAACAAGATTTTGTGGAATTTTCTTTTACTAGACCTGGATGGGATGATACTTATAATGACTTGAGAGCAAATTATACAGATAGACAACTGGAATATACAAGAAGAACTGTTCGGGCATATAATTCAGCAAGTATTCAAATGCTTGGTTATTCACGGCAAAGGACAATTGACTTAACTGCTTTTAATGATATAAATATTGCTTCTAAAAGGTTATGGGAGTTACTTAAAAGACATTCTTATCCTACTGCAACAATAAAATTCAAAACTGGCTTATCGGGGGCAAGAGGTCCAGGTGCAGGTGAATTAATAGGAGTCATTCATGAAGAATATGGAATTAATGGATTAGTTTTTAGAATTTTAGATAAACGTATAAGTGAAGAAGATCAAAATTATGTTGATTGGATTTGCGAAGAAGATATTAATAATTCTTTTACTTTAAGTTATCAAAAAGGCGGAGATCCTGGATGGGTGGTGCCAGGTTATCTGGCACCACCTGTTATCAATGTATATCAGGCGGCATTTGAATTGCCTTACAATTCAAGTACGAAAGATACTAAATCATTTATTTGCCTCGCTGCAAGAGAAGGATTTGAAGTTGAATTTGAAGTTTATTTTTCTCCTGATGGAGTTGACTATACTTCTAATATAACTGCGAAGAAGTGGGCTATGTATGGCACACTTAATGAATTATATGATGATGAGACAGAAGAAATAGATGATGATGTAGGTATTTTATTTACTCCTTATAAAGAATCATTTGCACCTGAATTTGAAACTATAAGTAGAACTGAACTTTATAATTTAGATAGGATTATTATTTGTGGAAATGAAATAATGGCATTCCAGACGATAACTCCTGTAGGTGCAAGTTCTTATAGATTAACTGGAGTAATTCGTGGTGCATATAACACACCGATTGAACAGCATTCTTCGGGTGCTCCAATTTGGATTATAGAAGTTACAAGCGATAATATTATAACAGTTGATCAAACAAATTTTTATCTGAAGTACTTACCGAAAAGTATTGGTGGTGGTTTTGTAGATATTGGTGATGCCACTGCAATTAATGTAACTGGTACTGGTAAAGCGGCAAAGCCATATCCTCCAGGTAGTATTAAGGCAACTCGAGCAGGTCTGATTTATCTCGAATGGCTACCTGTGAATAGAATTGCTGATGGTGCCGGAACTCAAACACCTGATAGTAACCTTGACTCTACTAATTTATATGAGGGCGACTTTTATCTTGATGTAAGTTATGGTTCAGATAGTCAGTTTGTATCTGGGACATCTTTAACAATTTCTCATGGAGGGGCTTTTACTGTAACAATTAAAAATAGGGTAAATAATGTTTTATCTGATGGAGCCACAATTTCAATTGGTTCGGATGATGGAGTATATATTGGCCCAGTAATTATTTACACTTAGGAGCAGCAATGCCTAAACGATCTGAATCATTATTAGAGAAATTAAAACTTGGTCAGCAGGGCTGGAATGAAGTACTAGCCAGAAATGCTCAAAGGCTGAATGACATCTTGCTTAAGGTTGATGGGCTTTTAGATGTAGAAATTAGTGGGCTTAAAGATGGTGACGTTCTTTGGTGGAATCAATCGGCAGGTAAATTTCAAAATGTTAATAAAGCGTATGCGGTATCAGCAGGAAGTGTTTCTTCAGCAAGTAGTGAGAGTATTATTTCATCTGTAAGTAGTATTTCTTCAGAATCAAGTTATTCATCAAATGAATCACCAAGCAGTAGTTCATCAAATGAGGCTAATTGTAGTGATTGGGGTGCAGACTTAACTACAGGCGAAACAGCAACTGCATCAGATGACTATAATAGTCCAAGTTGGGCAATTGATGGTGATACGACTCATGGATGGGCAAGTGATGAAATACTTCCTGAGTGGTGGAAAGTACAATTAACTACACCTGCAAATATTGAAAGATTAAGAATATTTCCTTATGTAAATGTTGACCAGCACCCAACAGCATTTACTTTTCAGGGATCTAATAGCGGAGAATTTACTGGTGAACAAGATACATTACTTACTGTAAGTGGATATACATTTACAAGTGGAGTTTGGGGAGATTGGGAGTTTATAAATGGTCAGAACTATCGTTATTATAGAATTTATATTACTGCTACTAATGATGCAAATTATACAAGACTAAATGAAATACAGATGTATCAATGTGATAATAGGTCTGGATCATCGAGTAGTCAATCGTCTGAGTCAGAATCAAGTAGTAGTGAGTCATCATTATTTTGTGACGGTGATAAATTTGATGTCTACACTGCAGATCTTACTGGTGGGGAGACGTTTGATGGGGATTCTTATTATACAGGTTATCCACCGTCAAAGGCATTTGACGGTCTTTACTCAGATATATCTCATTGTTGGTTAATTGAAAATCCAACATGGCCTCATTGGATAGAAGTTGAATTTGCAGTAGCGAAGACAATTAGAAGATTACGCATATGTGCTTATCATGACGGAAGTCAAGCACCAGAGAATTTTACTTTTAAAGCTAGTAATACAGGTGCGTTTAGTGGTGAGGAGACCACATTACTAACTGTGACTAATAATACTTGGACAGGATTATATAATTTCAAAACATGGGATTTTGCTAATATTACAGCATATAAGTATTATAGAGTAATTACAACAAGTAATGATAGTACGGCATGGTTCAGCATTGCTGAAATTGAGATGATGGAATTTGGTGGCGAAAGTTGTTCAAGTTCTTCAAGTAGTTCAGAATCAAGCGTATCAATACCATGAACATAAAGAGGTAGTCATGACAGTATTAAGTAGTGGTTTAGAAACAATAGAAAATTATAACAACTTGTATTGGCATCATGCTTATAACGCAAATGTTGACAGGTTAAATAATCGACTGTTGAAGATATCCGGTTTACTTGATGTTGATACAAGTAATTTACCGGATGGTGCAGTACTTGTATGGGATGCTGGTGAAAGCAAATGGCGAACTCAATTATTTCCACAGAAGTCATAGGAAAAGAAAATGGATACACTATATCCTAGTGGATTGATAGCAACTGCAGCAGGGGAAGCTGACTGGTATGAAAATAATGACGACAACTTCACTCTGTTAAACAATACTCTTTTAAAATTATCTGCATTATTTGATGTAGATGTTTCTGCGTTGAATAATGGAGATATCCTTGTTTGGAATAGACATAATCAAAAATGGGAAACTGAAGCACCCACTGAAGGGATTATATCATCTTCTTCGTCGCTATCGTCTGAGTCAAGTGAATCTAGTACGGAAAGTAATTCATCTTCGAGTCAGAGCAGTTATTCGTCATCATGGTCTTCAGTTAGTAGTGAGTCATTGTAAAGGTAAACTGTTACAATCAGGAAAAATATGAAGGATAAAGAAAATGAATGAAAAGGAAAGAATATCTATGACATCTGAAATATGTGGAGAAATATGCAAGCCGATAGTCATAGAGCTTAATAGCCGTGACGAAAAGCTAAAAGTTGAACTGGAAAAAACGGCCGACAAGGTTAAAAAAGAACTCGACAAAACACAGACTTCATTGCACGTTAAGCTGGATGGCATATATTTATGCTTGGCGTCGAAGATTCCGTCCCGATTATTTTGGAGGGTTATCGGTGCGTTTTTTACTTTGGTTTTTGGGATTTGTGGATTAGCGATAGCTGGGAGTCTGTGGAGTATTTATGGAAAAGTTTTAGAGGTATCAACTAAAGTCGATGTAATGGCAGTAACGGTCACTGATACCCGCGAAAACTTAAAATTTCATCTGGTACAATATGACATAAAAGGTAGGATTATTGATAATAGGCTGAACAAAATAGAAACAGGAGAAACTTATTATCGGTATCACGACAAAACTGAACAGCAAAAAAGAATGAATAATATAATGGATCAAAAATGATAAAAGGAGTGTAGTCATGGGATCTGTACAAGTGAAAGACCCTGCAAAACCAGGGTATATGTCAACTGAATTTTGGGCAATGGTTGCTGTTGGTCTAAAAACATTTGGTGGGAAAGTTGGATTGTCGCCTGAGCAAGTTGATAAAACGGTTTCCTCCTTTTCCGGTTTACTCGATGGATTGGGCGACAATCCTGTACAGTCGGTAGTATTTGGAATAGTAGTTGTCGTTTATATATTGGTTAGAGGTTGGTTGAAGAAGACTGAAATTCTATCAAATGCACAAATGGTAATTGCTGCAAAAGGAAAGGAAATAGAATGAAGTA